AAAGGGGATATACCTTTTTCTTGGACCATTGTGTCGTTGTACCCAAAGGAAAGGGAGTTCAAAGATCCCCCTAGGATGTTCGGGATGATGGTTTTTGAGATGAGGGCGTTCTTCACCTGTACAGAGGCCAATATTGCACAGTCTGTCTTTCCGTACCTACCCCCTCAAACAATGACTCTATCAAAGATCGAGATACAGGAGATGTTCCAAGAGGTAACGAAAAACTCGAGCAACTCGGACTTCATCAGGTTGTATGGGGAATTTGACCTCTCCGGGTGGAATGGTCACTTCCACGATGAAGTAGTTGATCCTATCGGGAGGGATATCGAGGATATGTTTGGACTTCCCGGTGCGTTTACAGTGATCCATCATTTCTTTAAGAGGAGTATCATGTCAGTTCGAGTCAGTGACTGTCCTCCAACCCACGGATACCTTGCAATGACCCCAGGAGCATTCACAAGACAACATGAGGACAAAGTTCTTTGGCCTGAGCATGATGCTGGGATCGAAGGGCTGGCCCAGAAGGTCTGGTCATGTCCTACCTACTCCATGTTTGATTTAGCCCTTCAACGTTTTGGGATCAAGTACTATACAATTGGGCAAGCCGATAACCAGATTTTTATAGCTGATATCCCCAAGCAGAGAGCCGATGGGTACGCTGGAGGCCTTAAGGAGATGTCATCTCATATTGCAAGGGCCGCTGATCAGGAATGCCGCTGGGTAGGACATGAATTGAACCTTGATGAGTGTCTCCACTCTTCAGGGGTGGTATCCTACAGCAAAGATTTATGGATCAATGGTGTTGAGCACTACACCTCTGTGAAAGCCCTGTCTAGAGTGTTCCCACATAGTGCCTCTGACCTACCTTCTATCACCAACTCTATCTCATCGGTTGCAGGACAGGTGCTGGCAGCAGCAGAGAAGAACAAGGATCCTCTCACCTGCTTCTCTATCGGGTTATTCCACACTGCTCTGTACTTAAGAACCCTTGAGAGCAGAAGGCCTGTGGAGACAAGCTTTTTAACAAAAGAGAAGGAACTCAAAATCCCTCCGCGAGTTATCGTTGGGATGCTTCTCTACCCCGGAGAAACTGGAGGGTTTCCCGTAGCTCACATCATGAGCTTCCTTTACAAGGGGGGAGCAGACCCCTTGTCCAAGGCTGTAGCTTCCCTTCAGATAGCTACAGATGGATCCTCCTATATGAGACGGTGGCACATGCTCTCTCTTCTCGGATCTGGTTCGATCAACGACCAGATCTTAGCAGGCTCCTGGATGATCCGTATAGCCTCCCGCTGACTAGGTCTCGATCCCCAGAGATGGCAATCCTAAGGGCAAGTGTCCAGAAGGTAAAGGGCCTGTCTCAAAACAAGACCATTAAGGAGTTGATGGAGATTGCAACCGGAGGATTTGAAGAGTCCCTCCAGAAGTCGCTAATCTCCTGCAGGCCTTTAAATCCAGCTCTACTATCAGATGTAATGGCATGGTCAGTCGTTGGGGTAGTTCGGATGACTCTTAAGATGTTTACATCAACCCAGACAATTCAAGGACTACTGCAGCGGGACGAAGAGATGAATCCGTGCGTTCGAATCATCTCTGCTGGAACCGCCGAGTTCAAGAGACTCGTCTGGAGGATGGAGCGTCTCCCTGTAGTGGAATGTAGAATTAAGAGTGGATACGAGTTCACAGAGCATCTGAGGAGAGCATGGAAAGAAGATGAGCCAGGGTTACTGGTAGGGTTAACCGTTTACACTCCACGAGACTTCCCTATCTCGTACTCAGAGCCGCAAGGGGCCCTAGAAGGCTTTAAAGTCTCACTGAGTCCACAAGAGGGGAGGTCTCCTCACACATCACGAGGGGCCAACCAAGTATACTTCGGACGACCTACCAAGGAAAAGAGATCTCAATGGGGTTACCGGATAGTCACGTCATCTGCCCCGACCAGAGCAATTGAGAGGCTATCTCGGCTTATGACACAGCCGGCTGTAGGTCCCACTCTCAGGGACTTGATTTCTCAGGTAGCAGCCAC